GGGGATAGATGAGATTCGACGTAGGATTTTAATTTGACGAGGTTTGAAAAGAGACAGTGACTTGGGACCAAGAATCTTAGCTAAGTCAATAAAAGACTCATCTGAGATTTCCCTCCACTTATACTGTGAAATAACAGTAGAAGGGGTTATAATCTTACCTCCAAACTCACAGAGTGAATTTGAGTGTAAAGACTTAGGGATAGACACGGGACATCCCATCAAGTGTAAAACTTGATAGTAATCTTGTGCTAGTTGGTCATCAAGGATCACAACATCGTCACCAAGTACAAAGAATTCATTATTAAATTCCTTGTTAAGAAGACCAAGCAAAAGGGTTCCATGAGTTAGTGCAAAAGCACCAAAACTTGGAAATAAACCTAATGGTTGGCCTCTAGTCCATGATATCTCCCCAACTTGGGGCATATACCATGAAGCTTGGCTCAGGTCGCTGAAAAGATCAACTTCTTCTTTTGGGAACATCTTACGAAGTAAGTGTTCTTGGAGATGAAGAGGAAAATAATCAGTAGCACCTGATAAGTCGATGGAGTGAATCGTCTTGCCGTGGGTCAACGCTTCCTGTAAAACAGGAATCGCTTTAAATTGGTCAAAAGTACAATCAAAGGGAAGTCCCTTAAGGTAATCATAAATAGCATTACCAAGAGGTTCTAAAACCCTTTGAAAAATACGACCAGGATTAGCTACAGCACGAAGCTTATAGCCAGCTTCCTGGATAAGACCAATACGTCCCACAAGGAATGAATTGTGCTTCTTAATCGGTTCAAATACACGAGAATTCTCCTTACGATTGTAAGGATCTCGAAGAACATCCCATAAACCGTCTAAGACGTGTTTATAGTGTGAACCCTTGTATTTGATGTAATGCTGAAAACCCTCTGTAGATTCAAAGAGGAATTTCATAGAGTCAACAATTGCTTCTTGCTCTGGAACTGAGCATGTCGGCAAAGGTGCCCTCTTACAAGGCGATGGTAACATGTCAACCAAAGGTTTACATGTTTTCAATCTCTTGTACACTACACGGTTAGGCAGCAAATCATAACCTTTATCTACAATGTCACAAGCAAAAGACATTGCAGATGGCAGTGGGGAAGCAGATAATACACCAGTCATAAACTTGTCTTTTTGTTTCGGAGTAATACCCGAAGCATAGAACAAGGTATATAATTGGAGTAACTGGATTCCACGTGAGAAGTTTTTGTCACTAAGTGACATCCACTTATCAAGTGAACCGAAACTACCTTTAAAATACAAAGGAGATCGGGCAATCCATTGCGAAACAGGCGGCATGCCTGCTTGGCGACGGATAACATCTAGTTTGATCGCTTTCAAACGATCAATTGTCCATTCCTCACCAGATGATCTATACCATTTAACCACACTCTGGATAACTGGAATATAGATCCTCTTTGGGATAGATAAAGCTTTAGCTCTCTGTATGGCTCCCTTTTGAAGCTTAACTATGGATGTATTCATAGTTCCTGTCCTCCTTTTCCTAAGGATGTGCAGATCTTCATAGGGGACCGCCAGGTCCACTAGAGAGTAGCGAAATGAACCCACCAAGACACATTACGCAACAAGAAGAGATTTGGGATTTCTTTGGAAAAGAAATATATCGCAAGCACTGATATCAAAATTGATATCTGTCAACTTAGACAACCTGGAGTTCTGGCTAACTAAAGCTAGAGCTGCAGTTATCACACGATCAGGAACACCGATAAGAAAGTCATTTATAGGAGATTTGGCTAATTGAGACATGCATACGCTTGATACCTCATCGAGGTTCATAAGTCGTTCAGTCATGGCATTAATTAAGTCAAAATCAAC